TGTTGCCCTTTCTTAATATGCAACTATTACGCGCCTTTAAAAGGCTCTGTTTATCAGTACGGAACCTTACATAATTCAAGCGCCTGCGCCGGTGTGAATCCTTCGGAAATTAACGCATCATATTTGGCTTTTATTATACCTGCCCGGATTTTATTGTCTTCCTTGATAATATCCGAAAATTCCCGGAAACGAGACACTGACTCTCTCATTTTCTCAAGATCAGGTTTTGCATCAATGCCGCGGAACTCTTCCATGGTTATCAGTCCTTCTTTCATCAAACCTCCCCCTTTTATTAGCGATCCCGAACTTCTTTCATTTGTGCCCATGGGTATTTTACTTGTCTATACTCTGGAAGGATAAACGAAGTTCCCTCCTCACCTAAAGGCTCCTCTTTTATAAAATTCCCCGTTCCGTCATTATTATCCCCAACACAAATAAAAAGTCCTAAGTCAAATGAGTTGTAATATTTCTTCATGACTATTCCCCATTAAAGATATGTAATTTAGCCCATTCATGGTCTTCTTCGTCTATTGGCTCTAACACTATTTCACCATCGACAAATTCAGCCTTGAGGCGCATCTCTTTTTTTTCTCCACTTATGCCATAAACTGTTCCCGTGATAATTTTGCCCGTGGCTTTGTTGATGTATTCATCAATGCCTTTATCTTCTGGATCAAACGTTCCGGTAAAGGTTATCGTCTCGCCGTGATTAAGGTGTTCACCAAAAGAGAAGGAATCACAGCCAATGATTTCCTGATCACCCAAAAACATTTTTACGTTTTTACCCTTCATTTCTTCATTTCCTTCTCATTCAACGCTATCAACTCACGCATTAACTTGTTACGCGCTTTTAAAAAACTGTCTTTGTCGGCGTAGAACTCAGAAGTGCTTTTACTTCCCGTTTTAAAACCTCAATATCTGTGCCTGTTTTCCTTAATCCACTCTTTTTAAAAAACATACCTTCTCCTTTCTAATCCTCGTTGTTATTCCAGCATTTGTTTGGTATTTATCTTGTGTCCTCTTCAAGTATCGCGTCTATAAAAAATCCACCATCCCCATAAACAATCGTTTTAGAGTCTTCGTCATATAATTCAAATGTTGGTAATAGAAACCATTCACCACTTGCCCAACAGTTCCTAAAAAATTTATGTAACTTCCTCTCGTATTTACGAGCCTCACACTTGGTTAAGTTTCTTATTGCTCCGCAAAGTTCTATTTTTACGGCCTGCCCCGTCTGTAATGCGGATATGCGGCTTTTAATGTTTTTCGCAATGCCAATCTTGACGTGTTCTCCGGCTTTTATAAAATACACATTCATTATTTCTTCGTTATTCATTTTCATCTTCCGTTATGATTTCCCTAAGATAACCGTGTTGTTTCTCTAAATTAACAACCCATTCCATGATACCGGTCCGCCGGTGAAATTCAACCCTTGCCCTTGCAGTGTTCATTCCCAACTTTGGCGTTCGCTTAATCATGATCACGGTGTCAGAGTCCTGTGCGATAAACGACGAATCCCTTAAATCACGGTAACTTAAATCTTCACCCTCATTCTTTTTGATGTGGGCCAGAAGGAATATTATAAAGTCATTCTCGACGGCAAATCTCTTTATTCTCCTGACGATTGCGCCGATCTCTAAACTTGGGTTGTTTACCCTTGCCATATCCACAAGGAAATGAAGGTGATCTATAAAGAAAATCCGGCAGTTATATTTGAAAAACGCCTCCATGCACTTTTCCATGAACCATTTAAAATCTTGTGCCGTGTTCTTGCTTGGAAGATAGAATAGCGGTAATATCGGGAATTGTTCAAGAAACTGCCTTGCCGGGACTTCGTATGAAAACCAGCAAGCGTATTCCTTCTGCTTGGTGAAATTAGCTGTAAAGGTTTGAGCTAACAAAGTCTTGCCCATTTTCGTCGGGCCGGAGATTATAATAAGTTCACCATCCCGAAACCCCTCACAGGCGTAATCGATTCCCGGTATTCCCGATTTCACGTTGACATGAGGTTCCCGTTTGTCGCCCTGCAACTTGTCGTTAAGCTCAAACGAGGTGACAACCCGATCTTCCCCTTCATACTGGCTGAAGCTCTCGTTGTCGCAGTTCATAATCTGTAAGTTCGGAGCGGTATTTCTCAAGTCTTTCATAAGATTTCTCCATTTCTATTTCGTCAACACGTTGAAAATACTCAAAATATTGTCTGTTTTTATCATCTATTTCGCGTTCGATCATCTGTTTCCATGTCCCTATCATCCGGGCGTAACGGTTTATTGTTTCGTGTTCATCACCAATCTTCAGCTTCCAGTAATAAGGGTCTACCATGATGGCTTTACCTCTAACCTCACACCCTCATCTTCCCATCGTTTTTGATTTAGCCATGTCGCTGGATGCGGGATAAACTTCCCATTGTCTTTTGTCCAATCCTCTGACTTTTTCATTTCGTTGATCTTTGTAATAAGGGTTGACAGGTTGGGACGGCTTCCATTTAGTTTCTGCCATGCTTTCCATGCTGGCTCTCTTCCTATGTGTTTTGGATATGCGTCATAGAATTGTAAAAAATCTGACGTATATTCTTTTGTGCTTTTGTGTTTATGTGTTTGTTTGTGGTTAGTTGTTGGTTGTTTGTTGGTTAGTTGTTGGTTGATTTGTTGGTTGATTGTAAATTCATCATCTTGATAAACACTCCAATTCACTATTGAAATAACCGAAAATTTGTTGGTTGTTTTGATGGTTAGATTTTTGCGTTTCCTCATTGAGTCAACCAGTGTTCGAATTTCTTGCTCTGACATTTTTAATTCTTTAGCCGCTACCTTTCTCCCAAAGATAAATTCCCCAGGCATTAGGTGAACAGACTGACAACCAACAATTTGATTATATTCCTGATGAGTAGCTTTCAAAAGACACCATAACCAAAAGGAACACAGTTTGTGATTCTGCAACCACCCCGAATCAATTGTTTTACGCCAAACCTTTATGTAACCACGTTGCATTTGTTCGCTCTCCGTCACGCTTCCCTAGAGCGTTGTCACAAGGTTAAAAGCGGCAGGGCTGGTGACGTTCAGCCTTTTCCTGTTCGACGCAGTAGCCGCTTTAGAACGGTAAATCGTTAAAATCTATGTCGTTTAATGGGTATATTTCCAATTCAACCCTTGGATTTTCCTTGTCAACTTTGCCAAATTTATAAACAATTATCGGTATCACCTTGTAATTATCGTCCGGTATCACGCCAAATTCTATTAAAGCATCGTCCGTAAACTTCTGGACGATTGACAGCACATTTGCGAGGTCGAACTTGCGTCCAGAATTAGGAAATACAGTATAAACGAATTTAAATGGGCTACAATCAACGATCATGTTTTGAGGCATAGATTGTTTAACTATGTCTTTCCAAGCGATCTTGGCTTGATTTAAGACGAAATGATGGCAATTCCTGTATATGTTCAGGTTTAACGTAAACACTTTATCCGCTTTCGTCTTGCGTGGCAGGGTTACAGATAGGGGTAATATGATCTTCATTTAGTCGCGCCCCTTGTAAGGTTTGTCGCTCTCCCTGCTGATCTGTAAGCAACCCATTACGAATACGCCAACGAACACGCCAACTACCAAACCTAAACAAAATAGTGCCATACTTTCACCCCCACTGATCTGCCATTGCGTTTGCTATGCCGGGAAAAGTTTTACTGCGTTCCCGTGGAGTTGCTTTTGCATACCATTTTGAGTTTGATGACTTCCCATATTTGGCTTGTTGCCTAACGGTTCTGACGTATCTATCTCCGTGATCTGCGATGATATTAGTCGGTTGTAATAGAGAAAGATTTTTTAACCACAAGCACGTACGTTTTGAAAATGGTTCGCCAAACATCCAGGGTTGTATAATTTGATTATATTTTGGTAATTCCGCATAATGATGGGGTAATGGATTTTCTACGGCAACTTTGGGTATTGATTGGTTTAATAGATTCTCAAAGAATAACCTTGCTTTAATCATTTTAGCCCATCGATCTTTTTGAGTGTGTAAATAATGCGCCCCAGGTACACATAGATAGGTACATGGCGGGTGTGCTATCATCAAATCCCAACCTTGATCTAGGATTTCCAGAACGTCACCCTGTATATGTTGCCCTGGAATCTCCGTTGGCAGTAAGTCGCATGACCACACATCGTGGCCCTTTGCCTTAAAGGCCTCCCTGACTATTCCCGAAAATTCGCACGCTATAAGTATTTTCACCCCGTCACCCTGTTAAAGATTCGCCTTAGACAATAGCTTCTAAGTAGTGAAATAACCGTGTAAATCACTCCTATCTCTATGTTCTGTTTCAGCGTTATGTGCCATCCCCACAAGGGGAATATAAAGAAGTTGGCAATCAGGTTGATGCTGTAGCCCACTACGATGTTAGTTGCTGATTCCAGTAGGCTATGGCGTTTTAATTGCATATCTCCAATAAGTCCCCTTGCTTTTCTTTGGATTCCAAAAACTGAATATTTTTAATGGATTGTTTCCAGTATGATTCTTTTAATTCAAACCCTATCCCATAACGTCCCATTGACACGGCTGAATAGACGGTCGAACCGATTCCTGAAAACGGGTCAAGAACAACGTCACCCTTTGCGCTCCATAATTCCAAACAACGCTCTATGGTATCTAATTGTAGTGGGCAAACGTGCTTTTCGTCTTTTTCATCCCTGGCGATGTCTGTTGAAAGCACCCTTGTTTGACGAATATCAAACCACACAGGGGATGCGTATTTCTGCCATATTTCGTGGCTTAGTTTATTTTTCCGCTGATCTTCATTGTAGTTTGTGTTTGTAAACTCGCGCTCTCCTATATATTCAGTAAATCCGTGTTTATGCTCAATAGGAATAGGATTATCTCCTTGCTTTCGCATAACAACGATATAATCAGGAATACCAGTTCCGCACCGGCTCGAGTCCTTGCAGACCTGCTTATGAGCCAATGATAAAACCTTCGTTCTGACCGCCTGAACGAGAGGGTCTTTCCAGATACATATTTCAGAATGGAAGATGAAGTTTTCGGCTTGGAATAGCCTGATAATATCGCCCCGGAAGTCGTGCATACCCATCACGCCATCATGTGTTATGGTCATGGGTAAATTCATACAGTGGATGGCTACTAAACGACCCGGAATCATGACCCGGTGAAGTTCAGTCACCAGGAATTTAAAGTGGTTTAAGAAGTCATCTTTATCCCGGCAGTTTCCCATATCCCTGATCGAGTTTGTATAAGTGAACAGCGAAGCGAACGGAGGCGAGAAGATTGAAAACCCTATTGAATCGTCTTTTAATTCTTTAATCAGGTCTATATTATCGCCTAAGTGAAGCTCATAACGATGATTTTTGTAAACATCTGTCTTGTAATCAAAACTCGATACTGACTTTTCGTGTAATTCTGATTTTGTAATGTCTTGCATATGCTCAACCATTTCCTTTCTCATTCTTAATGCGTCGGCCTCTTTGCGTTTAATATTATCAACGACGTTCCCCTCAATATCAGTGGTGATGATATGGCAGTTGACTTTTGCCTTCTGCCCGAAACGCCAACAGCGACGGATTGCCTGATAAAACGCCTCATAGGAATCAGACAGGCCTGCAAAGATGACGTTATGACAGTTCTGAAGGTTAAGCCCGAAACCAGCTATTTTGGGTTTTGTGGTAAGGATCCTCTGTTTACCGGATATAAAATCATACAGGAGTTTTTCTTTGACGATATCATCTTGTGAGCCTGTTACTTCAACAGCATCTTGTATTTGAGATATGGATTCGCTTTCGGAGTTTAAATCACACCATATAAGCCATTGTTCATTATTGTTTGTCAGGTTGGATATCAGTTCAGTTTTTTCACTTATTGATTCCCGGCGGGCCTGTCTGCGTTCCTGTAATGTTTCTGCTTTTTGGGGGAAAAGACACCCTTCAAGCGGCTTGCCAAACTCAATAACGTGTTCGATGATGTTTAATTCCGGTAGGATAAAGCCATTATCATCAAAGCCTAACTCTGATGGTTTCGATAACATTACCGCCCATGAGCATAGCCACTTCCAGAACTTATCTTCGCCGTGTCCCTTTAGCCTCCATGTCCCGACGTTCGCCGTGTCATTGATAAAAAACAGCGAAAGCATTTCTGACCGGGACAATACATTTAAAAACTCTGCATGGTTGCCAAGTTCCATAAAGTCATTTGGGGCCGGTGTTGCGGTGCAGGCTAGTTTATATGGTGTTTTCTGGAATGATTCGATGATGAAGTTTCTGAACTTACCTGTATATGATTTGAGGATTGAGCTTTCGTCAAGGACAATACCAATGAACGAACCAGCATCGAATTTATGCAGTTTTTCATAATTGGTGATGTTGATTCCATTTATAACATCATCCTGTGATTCGCATATCTTGACGGTGATATTAAATTTTTCACCCTCTCTTTGGGTCTGCTTAGACACCGCCAAAGGCGCAAGAATTAGGATTGGTTGCTTTGTGTGCAAGTGAACCTGATGCGCCCATTCAAGTTGCATTGGGGTCTTGCCAAGTCCACAATCTGCAAATATAGCGGCCCTGCCACGTTTACAGGCCCATCGGACAATGGCAGACTGAAAATCGTATAGTTTTATATTTATGTCTTTGGGGTCAAATCCAGATTGCTTGTCAATGATGTCTTTATTATTTAAAAATTCTTGATAGTTCATTTCACCCTCAAGCACGTTGTCAAATCCCACTCATCAAGCCAGATACACGCCTGTGGTTGCCAGCCTATGTCCTTTGGTAAATAAGACTTACACTTTGGCATAAGTGATATGTCATCACGGCAAAGGCATCGGCCTTTGGATGAAAGGATTATCTTATTATCTGTTTCCAATCAAGCCCCACGTTTCGGCATAATCTGTCTATTAGGTTTAGTTGTTGTTTAAGTTTCCGCGTTGATCTTAGAAAATGGAAAAGGGTATCCGGTTGAACTCCTGATTGACGAGCCAGCACCGCCCTTTTCATTCCCTTCTCTTTGCGCTTCGCCTCAATTTGTGTTAAATCTACGGTAATCATGGTCGAGATTATATGTTGATTACCCTAGAATGTCAAGAATAAAATTAAATGAAAATAATTCTTGACTATTTATTAAAACGGTATTATGATATCGCAAAAGTTGAAGCAGCATCCCGAAGCCCGACAAAGGCGCGGCAAAGCACTCAACCTGATAAATCAGGCCAATGAGTTTAAAAGCGGATACCGCATAAACCGGAGTCAAAAGGGCAGAAGCTGAACAGGCCGATAAAAGGGAGTTATCCCTAGATAGCAAGGGCGAGGCGGACGGGAAACACCAGATCATGGCGGGAAAGTGCGGATGTATTGATTCCTAAACGGATTCGCAACCGGTCGCACGATCCCGCCGAAAGCGGCAGGCCGGAATCCAGCAACCGGGCAACAATAAACAATATCGAGGAAGATAAGAATACTCATAGCGTATGATTTTAAGGCCCGGGCTGGCGGGCCAATTAAAAGGAGGTTCCAAAATGAGACTTGTTAATCTTTATGACGAAAGGGATCAAGAAATACTCATTGATATGGATATTAAACCCACTCCAGTTCGGGAAAAAGAACCGTTTCAGGATTGGTTTCAGAACCGGATTGCTGATTGGCTGGAAAGCCGTATCGCATGGGGAAAGCCCACGCTGATTATTGCCGCGGCAGTTACAGCAATCTCTATTATCTCAATGGTTGGAGTAATGCGAGGTGAAACACAAGTGCCGAACAAACTCCACATGACCGAACAGGAAATCAGCCACGTTATGAAAAACTTGGAGCGTAGAAGTGCCGCTGACTGTGTGCTGACAAGGGTCGAAGGCGGGTTCATTTGCAAGGAACTCGGGAGCAACAAGGTGTTTAGGGTCAAAATGTAATGACGAATTATTTATGGGTTTGCGAAATTCTGAAAGGCCGTGAGTGGGTTCCGTATGTAGCTCGTAAGCGCAAAGAGGATGCGGAACTGGTGAAAAGCAATAATGAGAAGTACGGGGCGGATAAATACAGGGTTAGAAAATATGTGAGGAGGCTGGAATGATCTCATTTAATTTTTGGCGCAAGAAAGTAATTTTAGGTAGGCCACTAGACGAAGCGATTAACACCCATAAACGCCTCTTGAAAAAGTGGGAATCGAAACAACAGAAGGAGATCGTGGCGGCACTTCTGCAAGAGGTTTTCCCGGCGCATCATTTAAGACACAATCCAACAAAGAAGGGATAAAATAATGGAGAATGAAGTTGTTCAATATGTAAAACCGTTAACAGCGGTTCAGGTAAAGGCGAACGTCCAGCTTATTCAGCAAGTCATGGCTGATGTAATGATTAAGGACGTTCATTATGGGACCATCCCCGGGACACAGAAACCGACGCTTTACAAGGCCGGGTCAGAAAAGATTCTGGCAACGTTTCGTATTGCCGCCTACCCAAAAGAGATTGAGGATTTATCAACCTTTGATGAAATCCGTTACCGCGTAAAGGTTCACGGCGTGGCAATGGAAAACGATCAAGTCCTTTTCGGGGTTGGCATTGGTGAGTGTTCATCAAACGAAGAAAAATACAAATGGCGTAAACCGGTGTGTGACGAAGAGTTTAACGAAGCCCCGGAAGATAGGAAGCGTCTTAAATGGTTTAAGGGATACGGAGATAAACCGCCCTATCAGCAAAAACAGATCAGAACAAACCCATCAGATGTTGCCAACACGGTTTTGAAAATGGCAAAGAAGCGCGGCCAGATTGACATGACACTTACTGCTACTGGTGCAAGTGACGTATTCGATCAAGACCTTGAAGATTTACCAGAAGGATTGGTCGGTGAAGTTGCGGAAAAGAAACCGCCTGTGAAAGCTCCTCAGAAGAAAGCAACGGAAGCCGTAGATCAAGCAACCAGTACCATAACCGCCATTGTTTCCGACGTTAGAAAAACAACCGGCGTAAACGAGAAAACTCAGAAGCCGTGGACGAAGTTCATCGTGAAATGTGGCGATACTGAATACAGCACATTTTCCGAAACTTATGCCAAGGTTGCCAAAGATGCTATGGGTGCGGGAGTTGAGGTTATCATCAATTTTACGTCGGGCAAATTTGGAAACGAGATTAAGGCCATTGTAGCCAACGAACCGGGGGCCGAAGGATAATGACCACCATTGACATCAAAACCGGCAAGGCCGAGCCGTGGGTAGGCTTACAGCTTGCCGCCCAATCCCTGCTGAACGAATTTGACGGGGTGATATTTGAACCGGGAAGTCATGTCTATACCTATAATGGACAGCATTGGCCGTCAATCACTCAAATTCTGAAAGCAGAAGGATTCATTGACACGACATGGTTTGACGATTGGAGCCGGGATAAGGGGTCAATGGTTCACCTTGCGGTTAAGTATGATCTTGCCGGTGAATTGAACGAGGAAAGCCTTGACGATGAAATCAGGCCATATCTGAAAGCGTTCAGAAAGTTCATGGCCGAAAGCGGCTTCAAGGTTGATAAATCGGAAATCCCCGGAGTGAACACGACACACCGTTATTCTGGAACTCCCGACCTTACCGGATGCTTCCCGAAATCAGGCCCATGCCGACGGTTCGCGCTCGAACTGAACAAAGAAGGAAAATATAAACTCATTCCCTTCACCGGCCAAAATGATTTCAATGTGTGGCTGTCAGCAGTAGCGGTTCACCATTGGAAAATTAATAATCTGAAAGGAAAATAATTATGGAGACAAGGTTTGACTTAGCAGAAGGACAGCAGATTAATGAAGTGACTACATTGGCTTTATCCGTACCCGACCAAGCGAAGCAGATTAGTATTAAGACGATGGATGATTACGTCCGTGCCGGGGAAATCATGCTGACCATCAAGGCAATCCGAAAGAAGATCACCGATACATTCAAACCCATCAAACAGAAAATGGATGCGGCTAAACAGGAAGTATTAGATCAGGAACGAGCCGCCGACGCTCCGTTGAAAGAAGCAGAGGCTTTGCTTTCACCGCAAATTATCACATGGAATCGTGAACAGGAAAGAATCAGACAGGCAGAAGAAGCCCGCTTGCGAGAGGAATCCCGGAAGCAGGAAGAAGAACGACGCTTACAGGAAGCCATTCTTGCCGAACAACACGGCCAGAAGGAAGAGGCAGAGGCCATTATGGAGACACCCGTTCAGGTTGCGCCGGTTGTGGTCCCGAAGTCGGTCCCGAAGGTTTCCGGTATGTCAATCCGCGATAACTGGAAATTCAAAATTACCAATGAAAAGCTGATACCGCGAGAATACCTAAAGGTGGATGAAGTCAAGATCGGCCAGGTTGTCCGCGCTCTGAAATCAGCAACAAACATTCCCGGCGTTGAGGTTTACAATGAAGGGACCGTCTCCGGGAGACGTGCCGCATGAAAGACACCCTCTCGAAGCAGATGGACAAGCTATATTTGTTAGCTGAACAACACAAGCTAAACGAGGCCGCTGACTTTCTCAAGGGCTTCATAATAAAATGGGACGTTATTAAAAATAATAAGAAGGTGAAACGTGGAACTACAACACATAAAAAGCGAGTGCAGAATACGGTTTTATAGCCATCTTAAACAATACAGGTGCAACGGGAAGTGTCCCTTTTGCGGAAAGCTACACAATTATTGGGATGAAGTAAAACCAAAGCCCGGTGAAATCGGCAGAGTGTTTTGTCCAGAACACAAGTATTTGAGATACGGCGATAATGAAGGTGACGGTTACACAAAAGACAGGAAGAAGGCACGGAGGGCAAGCGCATGATTATCACCTCATCTGAAGTCAAGCAGAGATTGTCTGAATCTGAACTGCTGATTAAATATGCCGCCGAAATCGAAGAGCTCCGTGAGGACAACGCTGACATGAGGGGCGTGAATCAGGAGTTACGGGCAAGAGTCCATGAGCTTGACAGGAGTAATCTTGAACTAGCGCAGGAGAATAAGAGATTGCGGGAGAAGATCAGAATTTTGCAGGACGGGCCGGTGAAAGGGCTGAATTGTGAGTAACCTAGACCTATTCAGCGGTAAAGACAAAGCGGAGATTGCGATAGAGCGATTGCAGACGTTCTGCCCTCCAGAGGGATATTATGTTGCATTTTCCGGTGGTAAAGATTCGGTAGTTATTCTCGACCTTGTGAAGCGGGCCGGAGTTAAATTTGACGCTCACTACAATATCACCGGAATAGACCCGCCAGAATTATTCCGTTTTATCAGAGATAATTTTCCGGAAGTTCAACGGCACAAACCGGAAATGACTATGTGGCAGTTAATTGTTAAAAAAATGATGCCGCCAACCAGAAAGGTTCGCTATTGCTGTGAATATCTCAAAGAGGGTGGCGGTTCGGGACGCAGAGTGATCACTGGTGTGCGTCATGCCGAAAGTAGTCGCCGAAGTAAGCGTGGTTTTATTGAGGAATGTTTCAAAGACAAACACAAGATTTATGTGCATCCCATTATCGATTGGACTGATGCAGATGTCTGGCAATACATCAAAGATAATCAGGTAAAATACTGTTCGCTGTATGATGAGGGATTTAAGCGGCTGGGTTGTATTGGTTGCCCTATGGCTGGACGTGAGGGTAGATTGAAAGAATTTTCTAGATGGCCAGGGTTTGAGAAAAAATATCGGAAGGCATTTGATATTGCCGCGCAATTAAACAGAGAAAGGCTCGGCGATAAATGGGTTAATGGTTCAAGGTGGAAGAACGGCGAGGATATGTTTAATTGGTGGATGCAAGACAAGGGACAGAAGAATGACATCGACCAGACGGTGATGTTTGAGTGACCTTGCAAACCGCAAAATCTGTGCTATCCTCCAACTGGGGAGGTGGTTATATGAAAGGACATTATTATTATCATGTTCCGGCAAAGCGGCAGAAGAAAGCGGCGTAATCGAATCCCCCCAAAAACGCAAGGAGAATTTATGAGAGAGATACGATTCAGAGCTTGGGATATAGAAAATAAAGTGATGTGTGATGTTTCACATATTTTTATTGCTAACATGGTCATTCCACAAACGATTATGGTTTCAGTTGGTTCGGAAATGAAGCATTGTCCAGATGATGCAATCCTCATGCAGTTCACCGGGCTTTTGGACAAGAACGGGCGGGAAGTGTACGAGGGGGATATAGTAAAAACGGTTCTCATTGATGATGAACTTATTGGAACCATTGAATATGGTGTGCCGTGGGGATGTTTTTATTTGGGGATAACAAACAAACATGGTTCAAGAATTGCCCTGCATACAGTCTTTGAATGGCTATACGAAGAAGAAGGAGATGCAATTATAGCAGAAATCATCGGAAATATTTACGAGCATCCAGAGATGTTAAAGGAGACCTAATGCCTACAATCAGAATTGAGTACGAAGTGCCGGATGATGACTGTGAGAAGTGCGAACATTTTTGTTTCATGGAGTTGAGGAAACCGAATTTAATGTGCAACCAGTTTAAATGTGGTCTTACTTACAATCATAGAGTCAACCGTTGCCAGGCCTGCATCGACGCAGAGGTTAAGGAGGGGGTATATGCCAAGTGATTGGTATGCAGAAAATGCAATAAGACAGGTAATTGCAAAAGCTCTTCACGATCAGGAAGCTTATGAAATTACTAATTTAATTATAAACTACCTCAATGATTTTGAGAATCGCATCATATACTTAGAGAATCAGGTTGAACAGCTTACAAAGGAGGCTACCCATGATTAACATCATCAAGACCATCGGCCTGTTAAAATCGCGGGAGAATAAATGGAAGTTTGGTAACCTTGGCTGGTGCTAACTTCCATTTATTTTTTTATGTCTTTACCTTGTGACATCTAGCGTGACAAAATATCATCAACAATGTTTATATATAACTGTAATTACAAGATTATTATGTGACATTTTTAATGACAAAATGTTCCGGTGTTTTTAGTGATAATCCTCTGATAAGTCAAAGCAATCATATACTTCCATGCGATGATAAGACCAATGCCCCCCTGCCTTGACCCCTGCCCACATGGGATAGCGGATATAAACAGGTTGTCCCTGCGCTTTCATGGCCCTTAAAAAGAAGTCATCGGCAAACTTTCGGGTGCATCCTTTATATACTTCCCCACTTGTCAGGCAGTTAATAAGGCAATCTTTACGATACAGGTAGTCATGGAGGACGGCCTCACGATGCGCCCTATCGCCATATAAAGTGTAAACAATGGGTAATCTAGGGACGGACGCAAGGTCTGTATAGAAGAATTGAGGCACGGTAATTGAGTATTTATCGCACTTCCACTTTAGCGCAGAATTAAGCTGATAAACTACCCTGCCCCCGCACTCCCCGACCTCATGGTAATCCAAAGCGTTCTGAAACATTTACTTCGTCGCCTCCGCTATGTCCTCTGCAATCAAATTCAGTATTGCCAATACGATTTTTAACTGGTCGGTATTAACTCCAGCCAGCGGTGCAACTAGTGTCAACAACTTAATAACTGTCTTGATGTTCATTTTACCCCTCCTTGATAAGTTTTATAACTTCGGCGGCACGGGCGGGTGTCTGCCTTGCCCAAAGCGACTCTCCCATGTACCTAGCGGCATCATCCCATTTTTCGGCGTTAATGGCGTTTACAGACCTGATAAACTTCCTCGCACCCCGAAACCCAAGTTGGAAAACAAAGTCGATTAGAGCCATTCTCCGGTTGTCTGAGAACGTGGCAAACTGAGGGAATAGCACCTTGCAATCTGCTACTGCGTGGCGAATATCCGTGTTGAGAAGCCTGTCTATCATCTCGTTGTCAATTGAACCGTACTCCTCAAGGTGTCTTTTGATGTCTATTGGAAGAGGATTAGCGTCAATATTATGCCCCACTCC